AAAAGAATGTCTGCATTTTTCTCTCGCCACGAGAAAAACAAGAGTGGGGGTGAAGATGATGCTGGCTACATAGCTTGGCTTTTATGGGGCGGAGACGCTGGAAGGGCGTGGGCTCGTCGGATCATTAAGATGGTGGAAAGTCGCAAGAAAGACCAATGAGCGAATACGTGCGTGTCATTGAAGAAGAAGAAGATGGCATTGGCACCATGAAGGCGCTTGCCATCCTTTCTGCGCATGAGCATCGTGAAACGTCAAACTGGCGCCTTGTAGAGGAGCAGCGGTTCAAAAACGGGCGCCTGGACGAAAGCCACATTTTCGTGCAAAACTCCTACGACAAGCCGCATGAATGGTTTGAGCCTGTGAAGATGCTGGTGTTTGAAGCAGAGGCCATTGCCAAGGCCTATGTGATGGAAGGAGTGGAAGAGCAAATTCGTTCCATTCAGGATGAAGACGACGACGATTGATCAAAACAGACAAGATAGTTGGGCATGCCAAGAAGCCAGAGAATGGACAAGTTGTACATGCCACTCAACACTCTAATTTGAGCGCAGTCGGGGGCAAGTATTCCCCGTTCCATGCGAGAGTAGGAGCTTTGACTAATGTGCAATTGCTTGGCGACGTCTTCTTGTGACAGTCCGCTATTAAGCCTTGCATCTTTAATTCGACTTGCTATTAACGCTCGGGCTTGAGGGTAAGACAGCTTAAGCGTGTCAGCTTTGTCGACATATTTCATAAAGAACATCTTTCCGCCCTCCATCCGCAATGGCTTTTTCGTGCGCCAGTCGCTACGATTCGAATTCCTTCTTGATCTAGACCGTGTTCTTGGCAAAAAATGCGCAAATTTTTGACTTCAAAAATTTCACCCGATGGAGAATAAAGAGTGTAAATATATTTCCTGTTCTTTTCGCAACCTTGCTGGTGTTTTTCTTTCCACTTGGAAGTTGCTGTTAAGTTTCGGATTGATTCTTCTTGCCGTCGCCTAAATTCTTGGTCGGCCCATCGACTTTTTGCAAGTTCAGACATATTCTGCCTGTATTCACTGGATTGCCTAACCTCAAGATGATTTCGCCTCCATTCTTCAGATTCCGATCTTCTTTTAATTCCGTTCTGTATGTTCTCTCTTTTTAGTGGATCGCGCCAAGCGGCTCTAACGCCTTGGCCCAACGCCTGCCTGTGCTCATCGGATCTTGGCCCCGGAAAACCCCTGCTGCACAAAAAGCCGGCAGAAGCTTGTCTAGCCTTGTTTGTAAAATGTGGATTTACGTCCACTTGAAAAAATGCGTGTAACGCGATTTCCGCTTCGATGGCTTCTTTTTTGGTGTCAAATACCGCAAGAATAATTTTTTCCGTTGGCGCAAAGGTTTTGTCTGTAAAGCTTCCCAGATACGGATCAAGCCCCGGCTCTACCTGCGAGGTCCTGCACCCGATGTAACCACGTCCCCACTGCTCGTAGGAGTAGTAAGTATAGTGCCATTCGCTCCGCATTTTAGTCTAGTCTGCATGAAGTCATGGGACCAGCTTAGCGCATTGGCTATTCTTATGGTATGGATTCACGCCCATGCTTTCGCTACGACGTATCTCAAATTAGTGATTACCAAATCACTGACGAGGGCTACTTGAAGGTTCGTGCTCGCATTGCGCGCACGGGCATACAGTCGTACACGGATGCAAGCGGTGGTATCCGCTTGGAATACAGGCCCGAGCAGGAAGTCGCTTCGCAAGAAGCGCTTGATAGCTTCAGGGAAAAATGTGTGACCAAAGAGCATCCTCCCGTGTTGCTTGATGCGTCCAACACAAAAGACTACGCAGTTGGCTTTACCAGTGCAGATGTCTCGTATTCCGATGGCTTCGTAGAGTCCACGCTCACTGTCACCGATAAGGCGACAATTGAAGAAATCATGCGCGGCAATGTTCGCGAGGTTTCTTGTGGATACAAGGTTGATTATGTTGACGAGCCAGGCATTACGCCAGACGGTCAGCACTATGACGGTTACCAACGAAACATTCGTGGCAACCACGTGGCCATTGTAAAAAGAGCAAGAGGAGGCGCCAATGTTCGACTCATGCTCGACTCAGCGGATGCCGCTGTGACTGAATTGATCACTTCTAACCAAGGAGAAATTATGTCGGCAAACATCGTGTTTGACGGCGTTTCTTTTGAGGCCGATCCTGCCCTTGCAGCCGCTGTGTCGGCTGAGCGTGAAGACGCGAAGGCAAGTTATGCCGATATGAAACGCAAGTACGACGAAATGATGTCCGAAGCTTCCAAAATGAAGGAAGAAATGGATGCCATGGAGAAAGAACTGAAGGGCAAAATGGACGCTGCCGAAGGTCGCGCCGATGCCCTTGAGCAAGAACTGGCTGAAACCAAGGCCGAGCTTGAAACTGCTAAGCAAATCAATGTTGATTCGCTGGTGGAAGAGCGTCTTGCTCTGATTGACAAAGCTCGCGCCACGCTGGACGGCGAGTTTGATTTCACCGGCAAGCCTGCTCGTGAAATCATGGAAGCCGCCATCAAGACCGTGCGCGGCGATGCCCTTGATCTGTCGGAGCGTTCCGACGATTACGTGCAGGCAATGTTCGACACTCTGGCTGATGCGCGTAGCGACTCTGCCACTGACGAACTGCGCAAAACTGTTGCCACCTTGGCAACTTCCCCGGCTTCTGCTCCCGCTGCCTACATGGAGCGTCTGCAGAACGCTTGGAAAGCCCCTCTCTCCGTTACTAAGGAGCGCTGATCATGCCTATTGTTTTCTCTGGGGTGAGCACCGGTTCGGCGGGTGGTGTGCAGCAGTCTTATGAACTGACGCATGCTGCTTTTCTGGAAGGTCAACTCTCCGACATTCGCGACAACACCATTGGCACCTATGTCAATGAAACCGGCGGCGTCGTTGCCTTCGGTAATGCCGTTGTCTTCAATAGTGGCGGCACTGGTGCTCAAAGCGCCAAAACCGTTGCTGGCACCGCCCTGCCTCTCGCTGGCGTCAACGTGCTCACCTACGTCGATGAAACTGCCCTGGATGCAGCGAATCGCCCTGGCGTGAAGGACGACCAAGTGATGAACGTGGTGAACGAAGGCGCAGTGGTGGTTTATGTGCATGGCACTGTCACTCCTGCTACTGCCGTTCGCGTGGTTCATACCACTAGCGGCGTGCGCACTGCTGGTCGCTTCTCTGCTGCCAACGTGAGTGGCGTCACCGCGCTGGTGTCCAACGCTCGCTACCTCAGCTCCGTCACGGGCTCTGGTCTGGCCATTCTTGACGTGAATGGACCCAGCCTTGCGCTCACGGCTGACACTACCACTGCTTGATAGGAGGCCCTACCAATGTCTGATTTCCGTATGGATGAAGCGGGTCTGTTTCTTGAGCGTCAGCTTGAGTACATTCGCCCGCAAGTGTTTGAGACGGTTTATGCCGACATCAAATACCCCTCGATTCTGCCTGTGACCAGCGAAGCTGGCCCTGGCGCTCAAACCTTCACCTACCGCATTATGGACTCCACTGGGGAGTTCAGGCTGATTGCGGATGCTGCTGATGATCTGCCGCGTGCTGACATCAGCCAAGTGGAGAAGAGCATCGCCTTCCGCTCGTTTGGTGGTTCCTTCGGTTACACCGTTCAGGAACTGCGTGCGGCTCAAATGGCCAACATTGCTCTGGAGCAGCGTCGTGCTGCTGCTGTGCGGCGTGCCTACGAGGAGAAAGTGGAGCAAGTGGCCATGTTTGGCGAAAGCTCTGTTGGTCTCGCTGGCTTCTTCAACAATGCCACTGTCGATCTGGTGGCGGCTGATAAGTGGTTCACTGGCTCCACTGCCAGCGGCACCACTGCTCAGGACATGCTGGATCTGTTGAACTATGGCGTGACTGCCATCATCAACGCTTCCAAGATGAAGGAGCAGCCCGACACCATTCTGATGGCTTGGGAGGATTACAACGTAATCTCCACCCGTCGCAACTCGGACTCCTCGGATGTGACTGTGATGGAATACTTCCTTCGCACCAATCCGTACATCCGCAACATCGAGCCCATCAACCAGCTCGACTCCAGCAACACCAGCTCTCTGTCCAAGAATCGCATGGTGTTCTACAAGCGCGATCCGCAGAAGGTGCAACTGCACATTTCGCAGCCGCTTGAGCTGTTCCCGCCTCAGCAGCGTGGTCTGGAATTCATTGTTCCGGCTCATGCCCGCGTGGGTGGTGTGGCTCTCTACTACCCGAAGAGCGTCCTGTATCTGCAGGCTCCCTGAGGATAGGCAGGTGAGGGGCGTTAAGCTAATGAACAGTTCTCCTGAACACGCATGTTGATTGCTTATCGCCCCGAACTTGAAAACCCGCCGCGAGAAGGGGGATTTGGCGTGATCACTGAAGCTGGCATTGTTCAGCTCAGTCCTGGTGTGAATGTAGATGTGCCCGACACCAAGTGGGCCATCGCCCGCCGACATGGCACTGTAAAACGCCTTATGGCGATTGGTGCAATTGAGGAAGTGCAAGAACAACTGACAGTGCAGGACATTCCTGACAGTGTTGATGTGCTTGCGCAGCTTCCGATGATGGATGCCTTCCGACTGCTTGAAATCATGCACGACGAAGACCAACTGAAGCAATGGAAGAGCAGGGAATCACGCACTAGGGTTCGCAACGCCATTAGCAAGCGGCTAGAGAACATCCGCATCGGAAAAGCCTGATTATGACTGTTTCCTATGCTGACTTCCTAGATCGCTTCCCTGAGTTCACTCCCCATCCATCGGGCATTGTGAACGGGGCTCTTACTGAAGCCACGGCGGACGCCACGGAAGATGTTTTCGGCAGTCAAACTGACAGGGCCGTAAAGCATCTTGCAGCCCATATCATTGCCATCCAGCTTGCGCAAATGGGCATCCAAATTGGTGCCACTGAAGGCAAGGTGTATGGCAAAGGACTTGAGGCCACGCAATATGGCCAAGAGTTCAAACGAATGCTTGATACCGTCGCTGGTTCTTTCTCCATTGGTTTTGTCGTATGATCAACGGGCTATCGCCACTTGCCAATGCCACGCTTGTGTGGTCAGTGGCTTCTGGCTATGCCCTTGATTCGGACACTGGTAATTACATTGCCTTAGCTTCTGGCATCACTTACTATGCCACGCTTCGGCAAGCCCGCAATCCACAATACGACTACCTTCTTGGCGCTGACAACACGGCAGTGTAGATGGAAGGACGATTGACTGGCCCATTGGTACTCTCTGGCATCACGCCAGGCAGTTCAGCCGCAGCCACAATCAATGGAAGGGAAGGACGGTTTGAGCTATTGCCGAACGAACAAATTGCTGAGCACTATTGGCAGTTTCTTGGCACTCCAATCAGAGGCATTTTTAGACTGGTTGGCAAAGGAAGCGTTCAGAACGTCTGAAGCGCTTAACCACTTTCTTTCTCCATTGAGGATTTCTCATGCTCTACCACCCGACTGAACTGGTTAAGAGCCAAGACGTTATTGTGCGTGTTGGTTCTGTCATTCTCGCCAGTGGCCGCCCTCGCATCACCCAGAGCGGCGCTACGTTCACTGTGAGCGGCGCTCCGACTCTGTTCACGCTGCAAGCCGCCACCACGGCTTCTGTGGCCTTCAACGACGGCAACACTGAGTTCT